TGCCGCACGAGCGGATCGCCAGGCAAACAGGCCGGCCGTCCCTGGGTGCTGGCGCAATCTATCCGGTCCCGGAAGAACAACTCCTATGTGATCCCTTTCGCGTGCCAGATCATTGGGAGTTTGGCTATGCGCTCGATCCAGGCTGGAACTACACGGCCGCGCTCCTGGGAGCTCGCAACCCCGACACCGATCAGTATTACCTGGTGGCGGAGTTCTACGGTCAGCAGGACAAGCCAATCGAACACGCCAGGGGCATCAAGGCGATGCTGCCCTGGCCGAAGCTGGTCGGCTGCATTGACCCTGCCGGCGACAACGTCTCGAACATGCGCGACGGCACCAAGCTCAAGGACGAATACGAGGACCTGGGCCTGGTGCTCCAGAAGGCGAACAATGCCGTTCACGCCGGCCTACGTCGCGTCCTGGTGCTGATGCAAGCCGGCCAGCTAAAGATATTCCGCTCCCTGGTCTACACGCAGAAGGAGCTCCGCTTGTACCGGCGCGACGTGAAGGGCAAGATCGTCAAGCAAAACGACCATCTGATGGACGACATGCGCTACTTGTTGAACACCGACGGGGCGTTCCAAACCAGGCCGATCCAATCCAACAAACATACGAGCCGCGGCGAGTGGTAAGGAGAAACTGATGGGCGTCAAATCACCAGCAACAGAACCGAACCAGGTGCCGGACGATGTCCTGGTCCTGACATCCGAGAACCAGATCGGCGGCAGCGTAGGCGAGGACGACGACGTATTCCTGCGCATCCGCAACCGCTTCATGGTTCACCAGACGTTTTGGTCGGAGATTCACAACGAGGCCCTGGAGGACGACCGCTTCGTGGCCGGCTGGCAATGGCCTGACGAAGTGAGACGCGAACGCGAGGAGGATCGCCGGCCCGTGTTGACGTACAACCTCCTGCCATCGTTCACCAGGCAGATCACAAACAAGATTCGCCAGGAGCGGCCCCAGGTCAAGGTGACGCCCGTCGAATCGAACAAGGGCCCCGATCCCCGCATCAAGAATACCGCCGGCACCCAGGACTACAGCCTGGCAGACATCTACTCCGGCCTGATCCGCAACATCGAGTCAGTGTCCAGGGCCGACCAGGCATACGACACCGCCGTCCAGCACGCCGTCGACCATGGCTTTGGATATTTCACGCTAATGAACATCTGGTCGAAAGTAGATCCTTTTGTCCAGGAGCTCCGAATCAACAGGGTCAAGAACAGCTACACGGTCTACCTGGACCCGGACGCCCAGGAGATCGACTTCCGAGACGCCCAGGACTGTTTCATCTTCTCCAACATGCGCCGATCCACGTTCGAGCATAAATGGCCCGACGTGAGCCCGGACGAGTTTGCCGGCGCCATGATGGGCTCGACGTTCGAGGGCTGGTACGACGGCGACTCCGTGCGTGTTGCTCAGTACATGCGCATCGAGTACCGCGACGACGAGGTCCTGATGCTCTCCAATGGCAAGACCGTCTGGAATAGCATGGTCGAGGCCGTGCTCGACGAGCTCAAGGAGAATACCGGCGTCCACATCATCAAGGATGCTGCCGGCCAGGAGATGCGCAAGAAGGTCAAACGGCCAGTCGTGTCCTGGCGCAAAATGACCGCCAGCACCAACCTGGAGGGCCCCATCGACTTGCCGTTCTCCGCGATCCCCGTGTTCCCCGTGCTTGGCGAGGAGCGCCTGGTCGACGGCCGCACCATCTACGAGTCTGCGATCCGCCAGGCGAAGGACGCACAAAAATCCTACAACTACTGGCGCACCGCCGCGGCCGAGACCGTGGCCCTGGCACCCAGGGCGCCGTACATGGCAACCGAGCGGCAGATCGCCGGCCACGAGGAGCTCTACGAGAACGCCAACACCAGGAACATCCCCTACATGCTCTACAACCACGTCGACGGCGTGGCACCGCCGCAGCGACAATTCAACACCAACCCGGCAGCGGCCGAGCTCCAGAACGCGATCCAGGACGGCATCGACATGCAGACCATCATCGGACTGCACGACGCCAGCCTGGGCCGTGAATCGAACGAGAAGTCCGGCAAGGCCATCATTGCCAGGCAGAATGCCGGCGCAACCTCGACGTTCCAATTCCCGGACAACCTGGGCCGCGCCATGGAACAGATGGGCCGCCTAATCGTCGAGGCGATCCCGCAGCTGTACGACACCCAGCGAGTGATCCGCATTCGCAAGGCCGACGACACCGAGGATTTTGTCGAGATAAACCAGACCGCCATCGACGACGAGAGCGGCGAGACGTTCCTGATCTCCGACATCGCCTACGGCAAATACGACGTAGTCCTGGAGACCGGCCCGAGCTACGCCACGCAGCGCCAGGAAGCCGCAGACCTACAGATGGAACTGCTCAAGGTCCTGGGCCCCGAGATGGCAGCGAACATCGTCCACCTGATCGTCCGCAACCTGGGCGTGCCTGGATCGGAAGAAGTCAGCCAGGTGCTCCGCAAGATGTTGCCCGACGAGCTCAAGTCCGAGGAGGAGAAGATGGCCGATCTACCGGCCGGCGTGACCATGGACCCGGAGACCGAGCAGCTGATGAAGGACGGCGAGCCCTGGGAGCCGGAACCGACACCCGAAATGATCCTGATGCAGAAGCAGCAGGAGATCGACGAAGCCGGCCACGCTGCCGAGCTCGCGTCGTCCGAGGCCAAGGTAGCCGGCGCCGATGCCGACAAGGCCCAGGCCGCAGCCAAGACCGCCAGGGCAGAGGCCGACATGGCCGAGATTCAGAACCCCGTCCAGGAGGGCCCGGACAGCGGCGACATGATGACCGAGATTCAGCAGATCATCCAACAGACCATGGAGGAGCACGAGCTCAACGAGTCAGCGCACAAGGATGCGACCGAGGAGATGATTGCGAATGCCGTCGTCGACGCCCTGAAACGAGTCAAGGGATTCGTGGATCGCAAGGGCAAGGAGACCCTGGCCGAGATCGCCAACGGAACCAAAGAGGAGGGCCCTGCCAGCAGCGACATGACGAAGTCTCAAGGCGGGGCCGCTCCTGCACCAGCAGCAGCGGTGATCCTCAACGTGGAGCCGAAACCGGATCGGATCGACTTCAAGTACGACAACGACGGCCAGATCGTCAGCGCGGAGCCGGTCTACAGCGATCAGCGCCAGGCGGAGCAGGGCGACCGCGAGGAGGAGTAAATGCCCAATCCGCCATTGACGCCGGCAGAGAAAGCCGACCTGACGTTCGAGGACTGGATCGTCTACGGCATCGTCAATGGTGGCGAGTTCCTGGTGGCCGCCCAGGGTGCCGGCGATCCGACGCCCAATTTCAATGCCTACCTGGCGCAATGGCGTCAATACTTCGGGCCGGCGAACATGAATCAGATCGAGGCCAGGCTCGTCTACGAGTGGCAATTCGCCTACCTGGAGGACGAGAACATCATCCAGTCTGATTACGACCCGGACTACACCGATGCGGTCGCTGCCATCGAGGGCCTGGCGGAATACCTGGACGCGCACGACGGCGACATCACCGACCTGCCGGTCCCGACCTGATGGCGACTCCGACTCCAATCACCCAGGAATTTCCTGTAACGCAAAAGGAGTTCAACACCTGGTCGCATGTTTTCGGCGGCAACAACACGCCCTGGCGTGCCAGCCCCACCATTATCGTCGGCAACTTCTTCGCCGGCCTCCAGGGTGCCGGCAGCTTCATCATGCCGACGCCCGACATCCCGCCTGGTGCGCAGATTCTTTCGGCCGAGCTCGAACTGATCACCCAGCAAACAGGCAACGGCGGCGCAGCCGTTATTGCAATCAACACCGTCGCTCGCGGCACCACGCTCCAAAACGCACCCATGGAGTTTATGTTCGGCTTCGAGGGCTGGCGTCAAGGCCGCTGGTCGGCCTTCGAGGGCGATCTACGAAACAGCAGCTTCGAGCTCCTGACCGACACGCCGGACCCGGTACAGATTCCAAACAATGCCTGGGCGCTGCGCTTCGAGGATAGCGTCACCCTGGAGCCGTTCGCGGACAAGGCCATGCGCAAGATGATGGGCGACCGCGTGGTCGGCTACCCGCTGCCACCTGGCGGCGACATCTTGACCCAGGGATTCATCCGACTGAGCAAGGCCGGAGCGCCGGCAACCACGGGCATATTCGTCGAGATATGGTCGAGCAGCCCAGGCGCCGGAGAAGCGATCCCGGACACGTTCCTGGCCACGTCCGACGAGATACCGATTGCGACGATCACCGTGCAGAATCCCTATCCCCTGGTATTCAGTGGCGTAAACCAGATTGCGATTACCGCCGGCGTGCAGTATTTCATGGTGATTCGCCCGAGCCAGCCATACGTCCCGGACGCGCTGAACTACATCGCGGAGCACCATCACAACGCTTTCCTGGGCCAGAACCGTCTGCGCCATTGGGGCGTCGGCATGGGTCTCGACTGGCAGAATTACCCTGGTGCGGTCGACGTGGAGACTATGCGCGGCCAGAAGCCGGCCGGCCTGGCGGATGTCGACTGGATACCGGACAACTTCCCAGCGCTCAACCACGTCAACATCACGTCCGACATCGCCACCCTGGTCCAGTACCAGGTCGACCAGGACACCTACGACAATGGCGGCGCCGATCACCGCGCCATGTACTTCGGCATGAACATGCCGGCTGGCGGAGCTCCCAATCGAGTCTTTGCGTCGTTCCTCAGTATCCGACCGCCGGGCCTGTTGCGCGTCACCTGGTTGCCGCCGGCCGAGGACGACAAGCTGGCCGATCCGCGATCCAGGCACCGCATCTACGAGCCCTGGACCGACGAGTATTACAAATTCAAATACGGCAAGGACAAGCCCAAGCCGGACGAGCTCGTCGCGGAGATCGAGCGGCCGAACGTCCTGGCAGAGATGCTCGACCAGGCTGTCCTGGACGACTACGACGCCAGGAACGCGCAGAACGAGCGCGACATCGCGGAGCTCGAAGCGTACATTTCAGCCAGCACCGATGCGCTCGCCCAGGACGTGGACACCGCCATGCTGGCCCTGGGCGACCAGGACGAGCTCATTGCGCAACTCGAAGCCAATCTCGTGCTGGCCAGGGACACGCTGATCATCGCCCTGGAGAGCCGAAGGAAGCACCAGAATTTACTCGCCGCCATCGAGGCGGTCATTCGCAACTACTACTGAGCCAGGAGAATCCAGTGAACAGTAAAGCCGGGAAAAACGTACTTCCGCCACCGCCAGAAGCGCCACCACCAGCGGCACCGACGATCCCCCAGGGCAAACCGATTGCCGTGCAAATCGACATCGAGACCTACGAGCAGCTGATGGCCGTTCTCCAGGAGATGCCGTACAAACTGGTCGGCCAGGTGATGAATAAGCTCGCACCGGGCGTCAAGGCCATATTCGAGACGCCACCGGAACCAGTTGACCCGGACGGCGAGGGGAGCGCAGAATGACCACGCCAAGAGATCAGCCGGACCAAGTCGTGACCGAGGACACGGCGCGTGCTCCAGACGAGCATGTCGTAACGTCAGATGCAGATTTTAACCCTGACGCCTCGCCAGCTGAACCAGTGCCATCCGCGGCCGCCGACAAGGACGGCCCAATCACTTCGGAATCGGACACCGGAAAAGACCCATCGACCAGGCGCAAACGCACCGGACGCAATCGACCAGCTGAACGCAAGATCAAGAAGCTGACCGATAAACTCTCGGCCGCGGAAGCCAGGGACGTGGAGAACGCAAATCGGATCGCGGATTTAGAGGGCCAGGTCGAGACACTGACCGACGCCACGCCGAAGCCCAAAGAGCCACAACTCAGAGACTTCGACAATGCTCCCGACTACGCCAGGGCCCACGCAAAGTGGTCCGCGGCCAAGGAGCCACCCGCACCCAAACCGACACGCAAACCCGCAGCCCGGCCACCAGCCGATCCAGCCAAACCGAAACCCGTTCCTGACCAGGAGATTCTGGACTTCCAGGCAAAGGGCAAGAAGAAGCTGGGAGACGAATTTGTCGCTGCCCTGGGCGAAGAAACACCAGTCAACCAGCTAATGGGCGAGTACATGATCGACCACGACCTGGGTCCTGAGATTTACGTTCACCTGACGAACAACCAGGAGGAGGCACGCAAGATTTTCGATTCCAGCGCACCCAGGGCCGAGAAGGCAATGGCAGCGCTGGCCGCACGAGCCGTCAAGGGCGAGCTCGACGCGGGGAACGAGGGAGAGCTCGACATCGCTGATCCGCCACCGAACCCGGCGGACGACGACTACGAGGACCCAGGCCACGAACCTCCCAAGGTCACGAAAGCTCCAGAACCGCCGAAGGACACGAGCGTCGATGGCAATGCTGCCATCCCGGTCAATCCCGAGAACGAGTCGATGGAGGACTACGCCGCAAGGCGAGCAAAAGAGGAGGCCCGGAAAGCGGGTCGAGTTTTCTAACCAGGGGTCAATTGGCCCCGCAAGGAGAGTACCGTGGCCAACACCCTTATCACCCCGCAGATCATTGCCAAAGAGGCGCTATTCCACCTCGAAAACAATGTGATCATGGGTCAGAACGTCTACCGCCAATACAAGAAGGAATTTGTAAAAATTGGCGATAGCGTGACGATCCGCAAGCCTGTCAAATTCATTGCTACCGCTGGAGCCGCTCGCGTCAACCAGGACGTGATCGAAGAAACCACCAGCATTGTCGTGAATAACCGGCAGCACGTTTCCTGGAACTTCTCGACCCAGGACCTCACCCTGACGATTGAAGAATACGCCGAGCGCTACATCAAGCCGGCCATGATCGTCCTGGCCAATACGATTGATAGAGCTCTGTGCCTGGAGGGCGCAAACGGCTTTTTCAATACGACTGGCGTGCCTGGCACGACTCCTGACTCGTTCACCGACCTGGCCGACACCGGGCAGAAGATGGACGAGGAACCTGTACCCGACGACGGCAACCGCAAATTGGTCCTGAATCCAGCTGCACGCTGGGCGATGGCTGATGGCATGGGCGGCACCGGATCGGGCGGTATCTTTAACGCGGACATTGTCCACGGCATGGTCCGACGCGGCCGCCTGGGCATGTTGGCCAACTTCGACATCTACGGCGATCAGAACATCGTGGTCCATACGACCGGACTCTGGACTGGCGCTCCCCTGGTGAACGATGCGGCCTTCGCTAACGACACGGACCTGATTGCCTTTGACGCCATGGTAGGCGCCCAGGCCGGCGCCCTGGTTGTTGGTGACACGCTCACCATCGACGGCGTATTCAGCGTCAACGACGTATCCAAGGAATCGACCGGCGAGCTCCAATCGTTTGTCGTCCTGGCTGATGTCTTGACGGCTGGCGGCGCTGGCACGGTCCAGGTCTATCCGGTCCTGAATGACGGCTCGACGGTTTCGACCGCGGCTTTCCAGACGGTCACGGCATTGCCGGCGGACGACGCACCCATCAACATCCTGGGCGCATCGGGCGTGGGCTATCCGCAGAACCTCGCATTCCACATGAATGCGCTGGCCCTGGTAACGGTGCCCCTGGAATTGCCTGACTCGGCTGTTTTCAAAGCTCGCGCCGACTGGCGTGGTTACTCGATCCGCGTGATCAAGGACTACGACATCGACACGGACGACGAGATCATCCGCCTGGACATACTGTTCGGGACCAAAGCGATCTACCCGGAACTCGGCGTCAGGCTCCAAGGCTAATTGGCCAACCGGCTGCTAAGATCAGGGGCGCCCAGCGATGGGCGTCCCTACTTCGCACCAACCGACCAGGAGAAAGCCATGACCCAGCGACGAGCATTCCGTTTTTCACCCGACTGCCCCAAGGGCAGGATTTTTGAAGGCGCCGACGCCATCGCGGCAGCTGAATCTGATGGATGGGTGGACGACCCGGCCAAACTGACCGCCGAAAAGAAACCGGCAGCCAGTAAGAAAAAGGCCAGCAAGAAGAAGGTGGCAGCCAAGAAGAAGGTAGCCGCCGGTGACAACAGCACTTAACCTGATAACCCGCTCGCTCCGTCTGATCAATCAACCAGGCCGGGGCGCGACACTTGCTCCCGAGGACCTCACTGGCGCGTTTGAGGCGCTCCAGGAGATTCTCGATAGCGAGGCGGTCAGTAAACAATTCGTGCCTGGCATCCGCCGGCACTTCTTCAATTTCATTGGCGGCAAGGCGATCTACAGCTACGGCGCCAATCCAGGCGACGACCTGGACTCCAGCGCATTCGGCAATCTCTACGGCGATCCGGCTCCCATCAACATCGAGGCGGCCTACGTTCGCGCCGCGAGCTCGATCACCGACAACGAGCTCGTCGACGAATACCGATTCCACAATGTTGGCAATTGGGTCGTCGATGCGAATGCCGTCCTGGCAAACAATCAGTATTCCGTTGAATCCCCTGGCGTGCCTACGAGCTCGACCCAGGCCTTCGCCGCGCCGGCGCCGGTCCTGGGCGAGACGTACACGCTCCGAGTGATCGCCCAGGTCCAGGCCGGCCAGGCGGTTCTCAACTTCCGCGAATCGGCCGTCAACTTCGACCAGTTCATCATCGACTCGTCCGGCACCTACGAATTTGATTTTGTCTGGACCCAGGCGCCGGTATTGCCGGACATCGAGATCGCGGCCCTGGGCCCGGCCGACTTCCAGCTGACCCTGGTCTCGATCATCCCCCGCGGCCTGGAGCGCTTGTCGCTGCCAGATGGCCAGGGCAGCGATTACAACATGGTCCAAATGGATCAGACGCACTACAACCGACAATTCACCAAGGGCAACCTGGGGCGGCCGTACCACTATCTGTACACCAGGGCGGCCAACGGCGAGGGCCAGCTGCGATTCGACAATCGAGGCGTGACCGGCGACATCCTGGTAATGGACGTGCTCGTCAATGCCGTGGCCGTGACCGAAGTCAACGACGAAATGCGGATCAACCCGCAAATGGTGAAATGGCTCCGCTACGCCCTGGCCGACAACGTGGCCGGCGACTACGGCAAGGAGCTCTCGTTCCGCCAGGTGGCAATCATGGACGACGCCTGGAACATGCTGGCGGCGAGTAACCGGCGCCAGAACATGCTCGGCGTCGACCGAGGCATCCGGCAGCGGCAGCGCTTCGACATCAACCGAGGAGACCCATAGTGGCCTTGCGAAATATAATCACGCCAGCAAATCCGCAGATGAACTCTCGCGGCGAGCCGGTTGCCGGCGGCTTCGTTTTCTTGTACGAGCCTGGCACGACGACCTTCATCACCAGCTACTTTGGCGCCGACCTGGTCACGCCGCACCAGAATCCCGTGCGACTGTCCGGCAGCGGCCGGGCCGACATCTGGATCACGCTCGATTGCGACATGCTGATCACGGATCGCAACGGCAATACCGTGCTCACCCAGGACAATGCGAATCCCGACAGCCTGGGCGGCGACACGAGCTCCCTGGTGCCGAATGGCTCGTTCGAGGTAGTCACGACCCCGCCGGTCCCGGACGGCTGGACAGCGCTGAATGACGCCGGCTCAACGAACGCCGTCGACAATACCGAATCGACCGACGGGGCGAACTCGTATCGCTTCACGTCCGCCGGATCGGGCGGAGGCTCACTGACGACCACAGACTTTTTCCCGGTCAACGCCGTGGACCAGCTGCGCGTCAATTTCAATCTGTTCTCCGATGTCGCGGCCGTGCGCAACATCGTGCGGATCGAATGGTACGACGTGACGTTCACGCCGATCTCAAACTCGGATGTCTACGACTCGACCGCCAACCCGCCAGCCTGGACAGAATTTCAGCTGATTGCGACACCGCCAGCCCTGGCACGCTTCGCCAAGTGCAAGCTGATAGGAATAGATCCATCGGTCCTGCTCGCCGGCAATACCTACTTTGATCAAATCTCCGTGTTCTACCCAACCGTCGTTTCTGGAATCTTCGATAACATCACGATCCAGGACAACGAGATCATCAGCACCAATCTGAACGGCGAGATCAGTCTCAAGCCGAACGGCCTGGGCCCGGTCAATATCTTCTCGACCGGCGTGGTCGACCTGGTCGACGTACAGAACCCGCTCAACATCTCGAACCTCCTGGACCCGTCCGTCAGTCCGCACATTGCGTTCGACGCGAACCAAATCCAGGCGAAAGGCGATGCGACCACCGCCATGGTGCTCGCCCTCAATCCCCTGGGCGGCGCCACGTCGCTGGGTGGCGGAGGATTCAGTCGACTGGTTGCCCAGGCCGGAGGCGTGGTCCAGCTGCGCTCCGACGCCAACACCGACGCCGAAATGCGTCGAATCAACTATGCGCACCAGGACGGCACGATCCGCGGCTGGGCCGGCTACACCAGCGGCGACACGCTCGACTTCCGCAATGATATTGACGGCGGCGATGTCCGACTGCGCGCCTCGGATGCCGGCGGCAACGTGCGCTCTGTTATCCAGGGCGACCCGGATGGCGACGTAAACATCTATCACCCTGGCTCCGACGCAATCGGAGCTCGAACGGCCGATCCTGCTGCTGGCGGACTGCTTGCCAATAACACGCTCACTGGCGCCGGCCTGGAGCGCGTGCTCACGACACCAGGAGACGCTGGCGTCCTGCTTCCGGTAGGCACCACGACCAATGCCTCGCTGCGCTGGGATGGCGCTGCCTGGGTCGAGGAAACCAGCTTCCTGATCACGAGCTCCGGCGAGGTACGGATCAATGACATCCGTGCGATCGACGCGACTCAAATCGACATCCTGGGCCTGACCGAAGCGGACCCTGGCATGGTGTTCCGCGACGGCGCCGGCATCAGCTTCGAGGACATTGTCCAGTCCGGCAATCCGATATTCCTGAACAACAAGGGCGTAGGTACTCCGACCCTGGCGCTGTCCGGCGCCGGCGGCGGATCGCTGCGGCTGCTGAATATCACGCTGCAAATTCGCAATGCCGGCGACACCCTGGGCACGACCTTTTCCTATATCGACCCGGTCCTCAATGTCCTGGGCGGCACCACGATCAAATTCGGCCAGTCATTGATGCTTTCCCAGGCGAACTCGCCACCGGCCGGCCAGAGCTCCAACAACGTCCTGTACCAGAAGAACACCCAAGACGACTCGGACATCCAGCCATACATCGTGCCAGGCATCGGCGGCGACGAGCACGCCCTGGCCTACGTCAACACCAAGCAATTCGGCAACACGAACTACAACCTGAACACGGCCCAAAATGCCGAGCGCGCCGTCAACGGCACCTGGTACTACGACGACGGCGGAAACTGGACCATCACTCTGGAACCGAGCGCGCAATTGCGATTCCCCATCGGCGGATCGTTCACGGTCCTGAACGCCGGCTCCGGCACGATCACGATTGCCGAAGGCACGGGCGACACGCTGTTCTACATGGAAGTGGGCACCGGCGGCGTCGACACCCTGGGCGGCGCTACGATGGAGCCTGGTGCCTTCGCCACGATCTACCGGGAGAGCGCCACAAACTGGTTCATCATGGGCGCTGGTGTCACACCGTAATGTCTTTTCATCACTGGTGGCCTGGCATCATGGGCGGCGCCGCTGAGTCGTCTGTGATCGTCTCGTTCTTCGGCATGAATACGTTTTGCTCCAGCCCCGCCAGCCAGGCAGCCGGAGTCCGTTTTCTTAACGACGGCACGGTAGAGGTTAGAGGCGCCGGCTGTAGCGGCGTTTTTACGTTCGAGCAGAACTTCCTGTCAGTCGGCGGATTCGCGGGTGCGGCCGACGACTTTGAAATACGCTGCGCGCCCGAGATTGGTTTAACCCCGACAAGCGGCGATTCTACTGACGTGTTTCTGCCCCTTACATCGAATCGGCAATGGTCCTGGGATGGCTTTGGCGACTTCGATTCCGGGAGTTGGGTAATGCTCGTCCGCGAGATCGCAAACCCGTCGGGGAATTTCGACACAGCGGATTACGACTTCGACATCGAGGACGGATCGTAATGGCGGGACGAGCCCAGCGAATACAGATACCGATTATCGGGCAGCAGTCCGTCTCGCGCTCCGTCGTCGTGAACAACCAGGCGACCGATAATTTCATCCAGGCGATCAAGGGCCAGGGCGCAAAGGCGCCGATTGTCCTGGAGACCGCACCTGGGTTTGTCGACCTGGGCATGGTCGGAGACGGGCCGATCCGCACCGGCCTGATGGTCAATTCTAAGATTCGTCCGGCGGCCGTGGCCGGCGAGCTCTACGGCGTTTACGGGACAAAGCTGATCGCCCAAACAACGAACATCGGCAATTTGGAGATCGGCACAACAACTGGCGCGGGAAACGGCAACCGAGTGCGGATGGCAAGAGGCCGCCAGTACATAGCGATGGTAGACGGCGTAAACGGCTGGACCTACGACGGGACGACATTCGCGCAGATTACCGACCTCGACTTCCCTGGACAAGCCGGCGCCGGAGCTCCCACGTTTATGACGTACCTGGACGGCTTCTTCATCGTCAACGACGCGCTGACCGATAACTTCTTTATTTCCGCGGTCGAGGACCCGACCAGCTGGAACGCCCTGGACTTCGACGCGGCGAGCGTATCGCCCGACAATTCCCTGGCAATGGCCAGCCAGGTCTCGCTGCTTTGGATCATTGGCGACGAGACGGCCCAGGCCTACTACAACTCCGGCAACCCGGATTTTCCCTACGACATCGTGCTCAACGCCACCCAGGAGGTCGGCATCCTGGCGCCGCAATCCCTGGCGGATTCGGACGACGGCATCTTCTACCTGGCGACCACGCCCGAGGGCGGCCGCTTCGTCTACCAGATTCAGGGCCAGGCCGGTCGAGTGATCACCCAGGACGAGCAGGAGAACTTTCTCAACACCCTGGACAACCCGGCGGACGCTTACGGCTTCATCTACAAACAGGCCGGCAAATCGTTCTACTGCCTCCAGGTCGGACCATCACCTGGCAAGACGAGCTCGACGCTGATCTACAACATCAAGGCGAACGCCTGGGAGACCCGGTCGATCAACAACGGCTCCGCCTGGCGCGTCGGCGGCATCGGTATCCTGGACAACGACAACATCGCCGGATCGCGCCTCGCCGGCCGCCACGGCACGCTCGACCTGAACAACTACCAGGACGCCGGCCAGGAGATGATCCGACTGCGCCGCACCCAGCTATTCCACGTCCTGAATAAATCCATCGACTTCTGGAGTCTGATCGTCGACATCCAGGGCGGCATCGGCAACGTCACCAGCCCGAATCCGATCCTCAAGATGCGCTACTCCGACGACGCCGGGCAGACCTGGTCGAACTGGCTCCAGGAAGAATGCGGCGGCGTCGGCCAGTATTTCCGGCGCGTCGTGTACGACCAGCTGGGCAGCGGCCGCAATCGAGTCTTTGAGATCGAATTGTCAGACGCCGTGAATTTGACCATTATCGGAGCCTATGCAGAGATCACAGTGGATGCGGACTAATGACCCAGCGAACAATCGAGCCGTACCGCGACGAGACATTGCCCGAGCGCTTCCTGCGCTGGATCGAGACGATCCGCGCTCGATTCAAAACCATACCGAATTACACCGAGTTCACTGGCAGTCCCGAAGGCGTGATTTTTGGCCAAAAGGCTGACCGCTACTACGACCTGACGGCCGACGAGGTCTACATCAAGACCACCCAGGGCGGCAACACCGGCTGGGTCCTGATCACGACTGGCGGCGGAGACGCGACGTTCCAGGGCCTTGGCCAGTGGCGTTACCGCACCACGACCGGCGGCACGCCAGCGGCCGGCCAGCTGGAGTTCGACAACGCCGACATCAACCTGGCGACCGAGTTCTACCTCAACGTCACGAACGACAACGGCGTCGACATGACGGCCTTTTTGTCCCTGATCTCCGAGAACGACCTGGTCTACATCCAGGTCTCGAACGACTCCGCGAAATACGTCGTGACCCAGGTCGGCATCCCGAGCCTGGCGGCCAGCGTGTTCACGTTCCCGATTGTCCTGGCAGAAGGCGTCGGCGGCGGCGTCACCAACAATACGCCCGTGTCCGTGGTCACGGCCGCACCAGGAGGCGGAGGCGGCGGATCACCAGGCGGAGCAGACACCAACGTCCAGTACAACAACGCCGGCGCGTTCGGCGGCGATGCCAATTTCGTGTGGGATTCGGTCAACGCCACGCTGATTCTGGATAACTCGCCCGGCACCTTTCAGCCGTCAATCAATATCATCAACATCGACCCCAGCGGCATCGCCATCCTCATGGGAGGCCTCGGCTCCGGGTCCACGAATTGGGCCGTCTATCGCACGGTCGAGCAGGGCGGCGACGAATACTGGGAATTGATCGACGATCACTCTGGATCGGTCTCTAACCATCGCTTGTTCTGGAGGTCCGACACCGGGGCCAAATTCCTTGAGTTCGACCGCTCCGGCGAAATGCGCATCATGGGCACCGAATCCATCGAAATGATGTTCCTCGATGTCAATGCCGACGTGGTCGCCATCCGCAACGGCGCCACGCTCTACCTGGAAGAAACGGCCGTCAATCCCGACATTGCGACTCACGGGCAGATATGGGCGGCCACGGATCAATCGCTCAACTTCACCGACCGCCTGGGCGTGAATACCGTCATTGCGCCGGCAGCTGGCGCCATCGCACCTGGCACCGTCACCAACTCGACGCTGCGCTGGAACGGATCGGCCTGGGTCGAGGTCACTGGCGTACTGCATATTGAGGCAGGAGCAACGACGGTAGAGGTCCGAGGCAGCGGAGCGTTCCTGCAATTGCACACCACGGGCGCTTCGGTCGACGAAAAAGAAACCCGGATCAAGATGGACAACTTCGCCGGCTTTGCGATCCAGTCTGTTACCGACGGCGGATCGAATGGTCCGTTTCTCATGGGCGCCAATCGCACCGGCTCCGCCTGGCAAGACCTGGAGATTCAAACCAACGTCGCCATTTTCGGAAACCTGTATCTATCCAACATTCCCGGCGTCCAGGTCGACCGCGGCAACATGGGCCAGATATACGTCGACGTGGGCGACGACCTGGTGCATTACCAGGACGAGTTTGGCGTCAACCAGGTACTCGATCCGAGCCTGTCCGAGCTCAACGTCCAGGACGGCAATTACACCCTGGTCCTGGCAGACAAGGGCAAGACCATCGCCAAGCGCGCTGGCGGCGCCGGCGAGACCTACACGATCCCGTCCAATGCCTCCGTGCCCTACAAGATCGGCACCTGGGTCGCGTTCGACAACGACGGCGGCGGCGACCTGACCATCGCCATCACGACCGATGTCCTGGTCGGCACGGACGGCGTCACGGGCTCCCGCACCCTGGGAGATAATCAACGCGCCATGGCTCAGAAAATAGACACGACCAGGTGGCGATACCAAGCAACTGACCTGTGAGTTTCTTTCACGCCCAGCAATCGGTATTCCATGCAGCTGGCGGCACGATTCCGTTTGTTTCCGACATCGTGATCGTCCATAGCACCGGCGCCGGGGCCGCAAATGCCGGTATCCATTTCAACTATCCGACTGGCGGCGTGGCAACCGAGGACGCCAGGGTCCTCACCAAGCGCCACCTGAGCACCTACACCGACATGGGCCTGGACGATGCTGTCGTGCCCGTCGATCACACCGGCCAGTGGACATCCGACATCATCACGCCGGCCGATTGGGAGGTCGCTTGTATCTCCGAGGATATTGGCACCTGGGACTTGCCAGGCGAAGTGCTTGGCGTCTACCGTCTCCTGTCGGTCCTGGGCACGATCACCAACGGCTGGCGCGAACGACGCGCCGGCGGCAAGGGTGCGAGCCCTGGGACCAATCGCTGCGTGGCCACGTTCCGCATCCGCGAGGTCGCGGTCCCGTCCAATTTTACCGACTTCGAGGTCGACGCTTCCGCCATCCAGACATAGGACCAAGCCATGATCACGCTCCCGCCATACATTTACGAAAAAGACAGCTATTCGCTACTGCCCCAGGACATGAAGCGCTGGATGAACAAGCTGCGACTGGCCGAGGAGCTCGGCTACGTCTGTGGCCCGTGCGGCATGGATGCACCGATTGGGGAATACTGCGTCCGGCCGATGATGAATCTCTACGGCCAGGGCGAGGGCGGCTTCTACAAGCAGACAGTCGTCGACAGGGCCACCAGGCGCATCACCAACCGACCAGGATACTTTTGGGTCGAATGGTTCTCCGGCGTGACCAAGTTCACCGAGTACATCAACGACGTTCCCCTGGTCACGCATGAGGCGACCGTCGATCAGACCGCCAGCCGGCGAGCGTATGCGGAGAGCGCCAATCACATTGCTATCCCTGCCTTCCTCCTGGGGCTGTCCCGTTACCTGATGATCGAAGCGCACGGCGACAAGATCATCGAGGTTTCATTCAGGCTGGCCGGCCCCTGGGCTCGACGTGACGTGATCGCGGACTACCAGGCCATCGACCCGGCCTACGATCCGACCAGCGACGTGTCCTTTGGCATCACCGAAGGCCGGAAGATTCCCGGCATCGCGTATGATGCTCGTGGCGAGTTTTGGGAAGTGGACGAGTCAACGAGGGTGGACAGTGGACAATAAAGACAGAGCAACGTGGAACGGGTTTTTCAGCGCCCTGGTCGGCTGGTCAATGCACCCTGGCTACTACCGAGACAATGCGACCAAGCCGTCCCTGGAGGACTGCGCCAAGATCGCAGACGAGATGCTTTTGATCAGCAAAGCGCGAGAATTGTGATAGTCTCGCCGCACTGAGGACCGATCCCGGTCTCGTCGCTTCCGCGGCTGCCCCAGGTAACAAAGCACGCAACCCGAGGGCGCCATGAATAATCTCATGCAGCCATCCAGCACCGCTCCGGCGGAGCTCCGGCACCGGATACAAGAATTTGAGGACATCCTCCTCCAGCACGACCAGGTCGACATCCCGGTCACGCAATACTTCTGCAACGGCTGTTACGTCCGCGAGATCACTATTCCCGCCGGCTGCCTGATAACCGGCAAAATCCATAAACACCCGTGTCTTAGCATCGTTTTGACAGGCGAAATGGAAGTGATCACCGACGAGGGCCCCAAGGTAATCAAGGCGCCCCTGGTGTACGAATCACCCGCCGGCGTCAAACGTGCCGGCCGGGCGCTCTCCGATTGTCGCTGGCTCACAATTCATCCGTACCAGGGCGACGAGCTCGACGCGGAAGCCATGGCCAAACTCCTTACCGTCGATACCTTCGCGGAGCTCCTTGAGCATCGCCACCTGGAGAAAATATCGTGTCAGTCGTAGCAGCAGCAATAATCGGCTCCGCCGTAGTCGGCGCAGTCTCCTCCAGCAAAGCGGCATCGAAGGGCGCCAAGGCCGTCAAGCAGGGATCGGCCAGCGCAGCCGAGGCGACTATCGAATCGACCAGAATGCAGATCGAGGAGATTGGTCGACAATTCGATTACCAGCAGGACATCCTCCTGCCGCAGATTCAGCAGCAATACAACGCCCAACGCGCCTACACCGATCTCCTGGGCATCACCGGGCCGCAGATAGGCGAGAACCAGGACACCGGATTCTTTGCCACGGCCAGGCCGGCATCCGTCCAGGCGGAACGACGCCAGGCGGAGATTCAGACGTACCAGGACGCGATGGATCAGCTGCCCGACGACTCGCCGGATCGCGCCCAATACGAGGAGGCGATTGCCGAGGTCGAGGGCCGCATGACCGACCAGGAGCAGATCGACGCATCGAACCGAGCTCGCGGTCCAGAGATGGGCGGCGAAGGATCGAGCGGCGTGGATCGCTTCCGGGCCGAGGACGGCACGTTTTGGGACCCGAACCTGGACCCGACCAGGCTGGCCGACGAGAGCGCCTACGGAGACGCCGTGCGCGGCAATCTCCTGGCGCCGGACGACATTGCCGACGACGAATACAACCAATACCTGGCAGAGAATCAGATCGCCGCCGGCAGCGTCGAGGAGGACTTGCTGGTCGGCCGCACCGACGACGTGCGGATCGCGGAGGGCGCAGCTGGCACGGGCGTCTACGGCGAGGACTTCCAGGAATCAGCTGGCTACCAGTTCTCCGTCGAGGAGATGAATCGCGCCCTGGATCGCAAAGGATCGGCCGGCGGCCCGAACATAGGCGGCCGCGCCATCATGGAAGCGCAGCGCCGGGCCAAGGGCCTGGCCGACCAGGAATACTACAATTGGGCCAGCGGCCGCGAGCGGGACCTGGGCAGACTCGGACAGGCCGAAGCAGCCGACATCAGCCGCGGCGACCAGGCCTACGCCGGATACGAGAACCAGCGGATCGCGGACATCTCGCGCAACGACCAGGGCTACCAGGACTACTTGCGGCGCCTGGAGACTGACGCGGCTCGCCTGGACGAAGTGGGCAGCCAGGAGGATCGGCTCCGCGCATCTGATCTCGCACGCTCCGACCAGGGCTATTACAACTACCTGGATTCGCTCGCCGGCGTGGCGCAATACGGCGGCGGATCGGCAGCGCAAGCGGTCGACGCCAGCCAGGCAGCCGGCGCGCAAACGGCCGGAGCCTACGCCAGCCAGGGCTCGCAACTTTCGAGCAACTACATGGACACCGGCGTCTCCCTGGCAAACACCGCCTACGCTGGCGCAGCTGGCGTGAATAACGCCATCCAGGGCGGCGTCCAAAACTACATTGCCGGCGACACCGGCACTTACTTCGGGAGAGGGTAATGCCAGTATTTAATCCAAATCCAAATATGTTCCGCATTGCGGACATCGGCGGAGCGCTCCAGCAGAAGGGCCAGATCGAGTACGGCCGGCTGCGCAACGAAGCCCTGGGCATGGAGATCGAGGAGGCCGAAAACATGCTCAAGAACCGCACCAGGGCCCGAGAGATTCGCGCCCAATTCGAGCAAGTGCCCGACCAGGTGCGCGAGCTCAATGCCGCCGGCTTGTACGACCAGGCCGACGAGCTCGCCAAGGGTCACGTCGAGATGTTCCAGGCCAAGCTCAACCTGGCGCAAGACTTCACCGACGACCTGAACGCCGAAAACTACGACATGAAGAAGCAGCAAGCGCTCAACGAGGGCATCATCGAGCCTGGCGAATGGCCCGATAAATACAGCGCCGCATACTTCCACAAATTCAACGCCAAACAAGCGTCCGCGCTCACGAAGCTGACCAGGAGATGGGAGGAGGAGGGCGTGATCATGTCCCAGGACTTGCTGCAAGCCGGCGGCAGCATCGCCTGGGAGGGCGAGCCGTACCAGGACCCGGACGATGCACCAGGCGGCAAGGACCGCGACAACTGGAAGGGCTGGAGCGCGAGCGACACGAACACCCTGTCCCGAGTGTCCGAGCGCATGTTTGGCACGTTCGATCCGGTCTCCGGCGAGTACGCGATCCTGGACCGCACCATGGCCCATGACGTGGCCTCGCTCCAGACGATGGCCGAGGAGTTTTACGTCAAGGGCCGCAACCGTGGCGACACTGAAATGACGCACATGAAAGCGCTCTCCCTGGCGGCCAAGGAAGCCGGCATCGAGATACCGAATCCGATGGGCCGGGCGCAGAATGACCCGTACAACCTGGGCAACACCGAAGCCGGTCAACGACGCCAGCAATAAGATGGCGGAATCGAAACTCCAGGAATTTCGGGAGAAAAACCCGCAATACGCGGACTGGTCCGACGAGGACCTAAACGACGCGATCTACGAGCGTTTCTATTCCGAGATGGATCGGGCGGAGTTCGATGCTCAGTCCGGCGTCGAGCCGCGGCCGGAGCCCCCGCCCGAGCCGACCATGTGGGAGCGCGTCAAGTCACGTTTCACGGGGAACAGTGAGGACCCGTTAAGCGAGGACGCGCCACCGTCGGACGACTTCGAGCTCCCCGCCGAAAAGCCGGCATACAAACTCCAGGACAGCTACGACGACGCGGCCGACCTGGGCAATCCCTACGGCCGTTTCTACGACGAGCAGAAGCAGAAGCAGATCGACCAGCTGGACGCGCCCAAGGATACCGGGCCGACGTATGGCGACACGCTATGGGCCGGCGTCGATACTTGGCTGGCCGCCCAGGACACCCAGGAGATATTCGACCTGGGCGCCGAGTACCTCGAAGCCGAGGAAGTACAGCGCGGCGGCGGACGAGCTCCTCGCGGCGGATTCCTGGGCGTCGACATCCAGCAGATGCAGCAGCAGAGCCGGGCGATCCGACGCGATGCCTACGACAAGGACCCGACCAAATACCCGGAATATAAGGAAGATTGGGACTCGCTCATTGCCGACACCCGCGAGCTCCGCAAAGGCATTGAGGTGAAGCTGCAAGGCGCCATCGACCGGCGCAACACCCGCATGGAGCGCCAGGCAGCGATCCCGTACTCCGAGAGCACCCAGGAGGCCCTGGAGGCCGAGACGTTCTTCGGAGACGAGGGCTTTATCGACGAATACTTCGACGACCCCATCAACATAATGATGGAGGTTTCGCTCCGATCCGCGCCGAACATGATCGACTCGCTGCCGCTCGCCATCGTCGGATCGTTTGCCGGCCCCGCCGGCTTTATGACCGGCATGGGCGTCGGCGTGGCCAAGGCCGAATATCGCGCCAGCTACATGGAGTACATGACCAGCCACGGCGTCGACATGAACAACGCCAGGTCGATCCTGGACGCCATCCGCGACAAGGACCTGATGGCAGACGCCCAGGAATACGCGCTCACCCGCGGCGCCATCATTGGCACGGTCGAGGGCCTGACCGCCGGCCTGGCAACCAGAACCATCGCGCCCCTGGTCAAGACCGCCCTGGGCAAAGAACTGATGAACGTCTCGATCCAGACCGCGGCACAAATGGCCAGCGGCGGTATCAGTGAAACCCTGGCCATCGTCGGCACCGAAGGCGTCGAAGGCCTGGAGGGACGCGCCGGCGAGATTGGCGCAGAGATCATTGGCGAAGCACCTGGCGGCATTATCGAGGTCGGCACCGCGTCGATCACCGGAATGCGAGCTCAGACGGCGGAGAACAAAGCCGCCAGGATCGAGGCCGAAGCCGAGGCCATGCTCTCCGATTGGGTAGTCGACGACCCGAGCGATCCGCCCGACGGCGGCGGCGGCGGCTCCGACGTGACGCCCGATCCCCAGGAGGACCAGGAGGCCACGCCGGAGGAGGACCAGACCGAAGAAGGCGAGCACATCGTCCGCCACGCCGACGAGAACTGGACCGTGAAGGTCAACCGGCGATACCCGGACGGCCAAATGGACGTGACCGTCGTCGACCGCTTTGGCAACGAGACATCGACCACGCTCAAGCCTGGCGAAAGCTACATCCAGGCGGTCGAGATGGTCGAAGCCGGCCGCACCGAGGCGGACATCGACGAGGCCCAACGCCGCGCCGCCGATCCCGACGACGCGCAGCGACGTGCCGGCGACCTGGAGATCGACGACGATCCGGGCTCGTTCTACGCGCAGCCGTTCGAGGACCAGAACGAGGAGACCCAGGCGCAGAAGGACGCCGCCAGGAACAAAGAGAACAGCACCAAGTCAGGCTACCCGACCGACGACGAGCTCGACGCGCTGGTGATCGCCCGAGCTCGTGCTGGCGTGGCCGGCGATGTCGAGGCCATGACCGCCCTGGCAGAGCAAATCCGCGTCAAGCAAAACTCGCTCCTGGAGAGCGACGACATCCGCATCCAGGAACGCGACGAGGCCGAGGTCCAGACCGAGGACTTCCTGGGCGACAAGAAGAAAGCCGACATCGTCCAGGAGATGCAAAGCGCCATGAAGCAGCTGCGCGAGCAGTTCCCCGAGGCCGACTTCCTGGGCCCGGAGAACGAGCAGATCGCGGAGATGATCGAGGCCGTCGAGATGGACGGCATGTTCAATATGCTGACCGAATGGTTTGACCTGACCGAGACCGAACAGGCCGCCATGGAGACGATCCTGGCCGGCACCGCCATCGAGGGCGAAGTGCTACCAGGCGATCCCGTCGGCCGCTTCCACGAGTTCCAGGACGACATCGACCGACTGACGGCCAAGCGCGACCAGCAACGCCAGGAGGGCGACGAAAACGGCGCAGAGAAAACCGACATCGACATCGAGCATTTTCTCAGCCGCCAGGAGGAGCTCCGCGCCGACATCGAGGCCGAGGGCGTCAACTTCGACACCCTGGGACGTGGTGGCGATGAAGCGCAGCAGATCGAATATGACGATGCACGTCTCGACGAAGCGGAGAGAACCATCGAGGGCGAGCTCACACCGCCGACCGACATCGACACCGCACGGCCGGCAGTACCGACCGACCTGGAGAATGCCGCTTTCATTGCCAAGGGCCTGGTCAACATGCTCGACCTGGTCGACACGCTGTTTGCCCAGGGCAACATGGCCGAGGGCATCATCGGCCAGGAGGGCATCCAGAAGATCATCGACAATTTGAACGAGGGCATGGCCAACCTCGACGCAACTATCGACGACCCGAGCACCACCGAATCGGCCGCCAGGGTACGGGCCGCCATCGAGGCCGCCGAGAAGCGCCTGGCCGGAGCCGGGCCGACCGAGATTGCCGATGTCGTTGATTTGCCCAAGGGCTCCAGCGACTTCTACGCTTTCCTGTCGAAGCAGTACGACGCCGACATTGCGACCAAGCTCCTGGAGGGAATCAAGGTCGTCAAGAAGGACGGCACCCTGGGCACGCTCCACGCTTACGGCATGAAGCCGGCCATCGACTTCGAGGGCCGCGATCCGACGCAGAACTTTGCCAGGCTGTCAAAGCAATGGGAGCTCGCACCTGGTCAGGCCGTTATCCTGGAGCAGCGCCGCAAGGACCTGGAGATCGGGCCGCCAGTCCCGGAGGGCGCCGCCGACGATCCGGGCGACCAAGTCCAGCCGATCCCGCCGAGCACCGCGGCGCCGGCATGGATTGATATTCGATTGAAGCGCGCAAGTCACCGCGAGCAACTCCAGTCGATGGCCGACGGTATCCAGGTGGGCGGCGGCAATATGTCGACGCTGATCCGCGAGGAGAAGTACCCAGGCGAACGCGAAGCCGACGGCCAGGCGACCGGCGAAGTCATAACCAGGACGCCGTCGGAGAACCCCGACTGGTTTATCGAGATGAATGCCGATCCCGACATGCGAATGCCCGTGAAGGAGGTCTACGCCGCCGTCAATAAGGCCATCGCCGGCAAACGCCGGCCCGGAGTGCGCCAGGCGCGAGTCGTTCAGCACATGCTCGACCTGATCACTGGCTGGCGCGACGACCAGGTGAGTTATGCACGCGAACAGCTAAAGGCGGCCCGAGAGCTCCGTCAGGACGCACGAGCGGACGCAGGACAGCCTATCGACCCCCAGGAGGACATCCGTGGCGAGATGTTCGAGGAGGACGAGTACGCGGCCGACATGACAGCTGACAGCCGAATCATCGCGGAGATGATGGAGGAGGCCCGACAGCTGGGAGTAGACGAGGACGTGCTCGAAAGCATGGCCATCCGCATCACCGACAACAAAGAATTATTGACCGAGCTCCAGGGAGCAATTGATGAACAGAGACATTTTCGCAGCGCTCAAGATGCTGAAGCGAAACGTAGCGAACAAGCGGACGCCGACGCTACGCCGGCGACCGACCGAAAGCCCATCAAGCGCAAGAAGCTCACAGCCATCCAGGAGCACGCCTACGGCAAGGTAGTCGACCTGGGCCGGATATTTTTGGCCGAGGAGTTCCTGGCGCTGCCGGCGATCTCGAAGCCGGGCGCCGTGTCGACCGACGGACGGCCGACGACACCAGGCGAGAGCGGCACGCAAAACGTCAACACGCTCTCCGGCCTGATTGCCAAGGGCTATGTGGCCGAGCTCGACGCGAGCCGCAGTATCTTCGAGGGCCGCTTCGTCGCCCTGGACGAGTTTGGCCAGTCAGTCGATCCCATGGTTTCCGAGATGCCGCCCAGGGTCGAGGAGGAGTCGACCGATTACTACATGGCCGTGCCTTGGACCATGAGCTCCAGGGGCGAGGGCGATCTCTACATCCAGCGCATCGGCAACAATGCCGGCACGCCGTACAAGACACGCCAGGGCCCGAACGACATTGCGATCACGTTCAACCAGGAGGCGCTGCTCCCGGACTATATGTTCCACCTGTTGAGATTCTTGCAGAAGGACATCCAGAGCCGGGCCCGTGGCACCGCCCAGCAAGCGATCCGCATGTCGGACATCGACGCCGCCCTGGTCGAACACTTCATGCGCCAGGTGAAAGAAAATGAGCAACTCGAACTCTATCTCGAAGAACCCGCCAGCGAGAGCCAGGCCGGCGCCCCGCGCATGGCCGAAGCGAAAACAGCCGCCGTTATCGCGCTGGAGAACCTACGAGCCACCCCCTCCGTATTGGGTCGAACGCTCGCCCGAGAACTTGCCGCCAAGCGACAAACCAATCTCGTCGGACAAACCGCCAACAGCGTAGAGGACCTCGCCGTCCTGGCGCAGATTTACCGCGACCCGCGCATGGAGACCTTGCGCGTATTCTTCACCGACGCAGAGAATAAAATCGTCGCCCAGGTCGGCCTGACCTCGCGGCTACCCGATGGAGCTCCGGCGATCCTGGGAGACATTGCGCCGACCTATTTCGACAAGCTCTCCGACATCGCCAAGGGCCTGGGCGCGACCAGCTTCTACATGCAGCACAACCACCCGTCCGGCATCTCGAACCCGTCGAACGCAGACGAGAAAGTTACCAGGTCGATGGCCCAGGACTTCCGCATGTCGCCTGGCCGGCTCCTGTTCCGCGGCCATGTGGTGATTGATCACAACAACTGGTCGGAGATCGACGCGAGAGGCGTCAGCAGAACCCACCAGCAAGACATGGGCGCCGTCGCATTCCAGCCCGAGGGCGGAGTCGCCGGCCAGGTAATCAAATCGCCAAGTGACGCCGCGATGATCGCCGCGCAGATCGACATTACGACGACCGACATTGTCCTGATCCACGTCAACAACCGGCACATCGTCCTGAACGTCTCGACCATGCCAGGCAGCGTGATCGGGCCGGATCGGGCCAAGATGCGCCGCGACATTCAACGCTACGCCCTGTCCGAATCCGGCACCGCCAGGATCATTGCGGTCGGCGTCGACGCCTCGCTGCTCAAGCAGATGGACGGGCTCGTCCTGGATGCGCTCCAGATCACCGGCCAGGGCCAGGTGCGCAGCCTGGTCAATGCCATGGAAGTCACGGCCTTTGGCGACGTTTTCCCGCCGGATCGCCCGGTACGAATCTCGCAGGACACGTCCGAGGAGTTCGACTACCTCCGCCCCTGGGCGCAGCAGATCAAGAAGGCCGGCACCAATTTCACCGTGACCAAGATCACCGAGGACCAGCCGGACTATTCCGCGCAGCTGCCGGCGAAGAAACTCCGCCTCAAGATCGGAGACACGCCCATCGAGGTATTGCAGAACCCGACCCGGCAACAATTCCAGGCGCTCCGCCAGGGCATCCGCATGGAGTACCGGGAGCAGGGCTACAGCATGACCGACGATCCGATCACGCGCTCCACCTGGGACGAACAAGGCAACCAGTTTGTGTGGGCGTCCGACGAGGCGATCCACGCACCCGTCGAGCGCGCCCTGGCCGAGCACCTGGGCGTCGACTTCGATTCCCTGAATCAGAACAACCAGGGCGAACGCGCCGGCGATCTATTCGGCCAGGACGTGCAGAACCAGCAAGCCATGGCGGACGAGATCAAGCGCCGCGACGAGCAGCGCAACTCCGGCCAGGAGAGCATGGAAACCGGAGACCCAGGAGATCTATTTTCCGACGCCACCAAGCAAATGGACATCGACGACATTCTCGCCCAGGACACCGAGAGCAAGGTCGAGGATCGCCGTGGCCGCTACACCGGCAAAGACACCGACCAGACCAGGAACCAGCGCATCCGCGGGATGCCAATGGACGAGCTCCAGGCCGCGGTATTTACCGACCAGCTCACCGGCGCCGGCAATCTCAAGGCGTACAACGAGGAGGCCAAGATGCTCCCCGTCCAGGCCATCGTCGATGCCGACTCGCTGAAATGGATTAACACGTACATGGGATTCGATGCCGGCGATGCCATGCTCGTGGCCATCGTCGATGCGCTCAACCAGGCGGACGTGGAGGTCTACCGGATCGGCGGAGACGAGTTTATCGTCGCCGGCTGGAACGAGACCGAGGTCCGCGCAGCGCTCGTCCTGGCCGAAGGAATCCTCGCAAATCAGACGGTCGAAGCCGAGGCCGGGTCGAGCCAAGGAATCAAGATCACCTGGGGCATCGGCCGCAACAAGAAGTCTGCCGGCAAGATTCTCATGGCCAAAAAGACGCACAAGGAAAGCACCGGCGAGCGCGCCAGGACGGGCGAGAAACCACCAGGCGCGACCCTGTCAACCGTGGGTCCGCCGGCGCCGCTCGACATGGAATCTGGCAGCAACTACGTCGGCATGATCGGCCGGCATGGCGCGCTGCCAATCGACCCGAATAATAATCTCGTCCTGGGCAATGGCCGCGTCGTGCGCATACCGAAGAAAGCCGTGCGCCGTGAGCACGTCCTGGCGATCATGCGGAAATACTTTGGCGGCCGCTTCTACGAGGGCCGCGTCAAGGGCAAGACACGCCTGGGATTCTATCGACCAGGCCAGGGCGAGATCAGGCTCAAGGAAACCAACGACATCGAGGTCGCAGCGCACGAGGTCGCGCATTACCTGGACGACAGCCAGCCGTGGATTCGTGAGCTCTACATGCAGTACAGCGACGAGATCAAAACGGTCTCCTACGACGTGACCAAGGTGTTCGAGGGCTACGCTGAATTTATGCGGCTTTACTTCACCCAGGAGAGCGAGGCGATGGCGCGCACGCCGGCATTCTACGACGCCTGGCGAGACGCGCTGGCGGAGCGACCCAAGCTCCAGGCCATGGTCGAGGATGTCCAGGAGTTAATGCACGCCTGGACGATGCAGGGTGCCAGGCAGCGAGGCGCGTCGAAGATGGGCAGCGATGATGCGTTTTGGGTCAAAGTGGCCAAACGGTTCCCGGTCCCGTTTTGGCAGGGCTTCCTGGACGGCGTGCGCTCAATCAAGAAAGCAGAGATCGACCTGGGCGCTCTCGGCCCCGAGGAGCTCGTCGCCTACGAGAAGGCCCGAATCGCCATCGGCGGCGGACCTGGTCTCATTGACGCCGCGTTCCGCTTCGGCACGCCAGCCTACCGCGAGGACGGCGGCGGCATCGAGTTCTCCGGCAAACCCCTGGCCGAGATATTCGGCAAGCATTGGGGCGATCACGATGTCGGTATGTACCTACTCGCACGACGCGCCCAGGAGCTCTCGTCCCAGGGCCGCGAGAACCTGATGCGCCCGGACGAGATCAAAGCCTGGTTGCAGATGGAGGAGGAGATACCAGGGCTCCGCGATCTGCACGACGAGTACCAGGCATTCAATGATCGAATGCTCGACTTCTACGAACAGGCCGGAATCCTCAACGCCGACACCAGGGCGAAAATGCAGGAGATGAATAAAAACTACGTGCCGTTCTTCCGCGTCATGGAGTCCAGGATCAATGGCCGGCCAGCCAGGGGCGGCGGCAATCCGTTCAAGCGCCTGACCGGCGGCTCGCAGAACGTCCAGGTCGTGTGGGACAACATCATCGAGGGCGTGGGCATCGGCATCCAGGCGGCCCTGATCAACGACGCCAAGCGCGAAATACTGCGCAAGCTGGGCGGCACGGATCGCCTGGGCGCCGGCATCCGAAACCAGGCAGCCGGGCTCTACGCGGCACCGATCTCCGCCGACAACGCGGCCAGGAAAATATCGGGCGACCAGGTGTTGAAAGCCAGCGTCGAGGCAATGGGCTGGACCATGGCCGAGTACCGCATGGCCAAGGAGATGCCGTCCGACGAGGCCGAGCAAGCGATGGTAATGATCATCGAATCCATGGAAGCCGGCTTGCCCAACTTCCTGACTTTGTTCGAGTTCAACCAGGACCCGAAAGGCAACGTCGACTACTACATGGACAACGGCAAGAAATTCCACTTTGAGATCATGGACCCGGCGCTGATGGACTCGCTCAAGTTCCTGGGCCCGAAGGGCACCAACCTGGTGCTGCAAATCATGGGCGGATTTTCGGCAACGCTCCGCCGTGGCGTCGTCGCCTGGCCGACGTTCCAGACCAAGAATTTCGTGCGCGACTCGCTCAATGCCTGGCTACTGTCCGACAAGGTCAAGGTGCCGGCAGTCCGAGCGGCCGCCCAGGTGCTCCGGCGCATGTCGAACGACCCGATGTTCCAGGAGATGATCGTCAACGGCGGCGGCTTTGCGAACCGCGCCCAGGGCTTCGAGGTCGCACGTCACCTGATCACCAACCCGACCGAGCTCCTGACCCGCTACGACCGCTTTATGGGCCGCTTCGAGAATGCGAATCGCCTGGCGGAATACAAACTCCAGCGCGCCGCCGGCGTGAGCCCGAGACGTGCCGCGCTCTTGTCCAGGGAAATATCGACCGACTTCGCCATGCGCGGATCGCACGAGGTCGCACGCTTCCTGGCGATCTCCGTGCCGTTCCTGAATGCGCACATGCAAGGCCTCTACCGCATGAAGCGCCAGGGCGATTACGCGAGCATGGCGATCTCCTACGCGATCCGCGGCTCCGCGATGGCCGTGGCCACGCTGGCGCTGTACGGGCTCAACCGCGACGACGAGCGCTACAAGGAGCTCCCCGAGGACATCAAAGACCTGTATTGGGTGATTTACTACGGCAACGCCGAGGACGATTACTTCCTGATCGCCAAGCCGTTCGAGTCCGGGATGCTCTATGGCACGCTGCCCGAGCGCCTGATGGAGTTCACCAGGGAAGAAGATGGCGAGGAGTTTGCCGACGCGCTGTTGTGGATCGCTTTGCAGACATTCAGCCTGGACATGGTGCCCCAGGCATTCCAGCCGATGATGGACCTGTCCGAAAATCAGACCTTTACCGGCGCACCCATCGTCCCGTTTTACCTGGAGAACGTCGAGCCGTCCGAGCAATTCACGTACTACACCAGCGAGACGGCCAAGGAAGCCGGGCGCATGTTTGGCGTCTCCCCGATCAAGATGGATCACATCATCCGCGGCTACTTCGGCACCCTGGGCACGTACACCCTGGCAGCGTCCGACGCGATGATCCGGGCCGCGACCGACGAATGGATGCAGGAGTCCGGCGAGGTTCCGACCAGGGGCGAGACCTGGAAGGAAAACATCGTCGTCAAGGGCCTGATCGACTGGTCCGTCAACGAGGGTCCGCCCAGGCGCACCAAGTACGTCACCGACCTATACGAGATGGTCCGCGAGGCGGAGAAGGTAGCCAGCACCATGGCGCTGATGCAGAAGCGCCAGTCGGAGCGCGCCATCGAATACATCTCCGATCCGCAAAACCAGTTCTACCTCCTCCTGGTCCGGGCCCAGGGAATCCAGGGCGCACCGCTCGCGGAGACGCGCACGCAAATGAATGCGATCCGCCAGTCCATGGACCTGATCCGCCAGTCCAAGGAAATGACCGGCGACGAAAAGCGCATCGAGCTCTGGAATCTGACCAGGCAACGCAACCAGCTGGCGCAGTCCGTCATGGAGGAGATCAAGAAGGCCGAGTCCAGAATGGAGGAGATGGGCACGGAGCCATCCGCGGCCGCCGAACAGGTAGGCGGCGCCGTCGAGCTCGCCGCGGGACGAGCGCCACCAGGATTCACGGGCGCCACGCAGCAACCGCCGACGGACCCGACCACGGGGCAGCCGTATGCACAGTAAAATCCTCCCAATGTTCTGCATCAACGGCCGCCGGCTCCACGCGATCGACGGCGTGATCATCCACTATTTCAGCGGCAAGAACGTCGACCCGGACAACCAGTTCGACCTGGAAGTCTGCCGGCAATTATTCCTGGACCTGAACCGACCCAAGGGCGACCGCGTGTTCTACATGCAAGCCGACAAGTGGCCCGACGGCCGGATGTACGCCAGCGCGCATCTGCTGATCGGACGCGGCGGCGAGACCTGGAAGCTGGTCGAGTACGAGTTCGAGGCCTACCACGCCGGCGCCTCGATCCTGAATGGCCGGAACGGCTGCAACCGCTTCACCCTGGGCATCGAGCTCGTCGGCACCCAGGACAGCGGATTCACGCACAAACAATACGAGGCCCTGGCCGAGCAGCTGATCGACCTCCAGGACGAGCACCAATTCCCCGACGAGAACATCGCCGGCCACGACCTGGTGCGCTGGGCCGCCATCGAGCACGGCAGCAAGAAGCGCCCGAAATATGACCCGTCAGGCCGCAAGGACGGCCTGGGAGATAACTTCGACTGGCCATATCTCAGGAGCCTTTTGCAATGAACCAGGCAACCGAGCACGTCAAGGAGAACAAGGTGATCTACACGCTACTGACCATCGTCCTGGGCGCCGGCGGCATCGGCAAGCTGACCGACAATCTGCCAGTGACCCAGGGCGAGTACGCCGAGCACGTCACGGCCTACACGGCGTCGAGCGAGCAAGTCGAGGAGATCGGCAAGAAGGTCGACATTCTCCTGCTCCAGCAATTGAAACAATCACTCCGCACGGTCTACCAGGACAAATGCCTGGCGACCGATCCCAAGGCGATCCAGTACATCGACCAGGAGATCGACGACCTCCAGGACGCTTACGAAACCATAACCGGCCGGCGATTCCAGCCACCACCATGCGAGGCAATACCATGAATACAATTATCGGAGCCGTTGTAGCGGCCTTAATCCTGTTCGCGTCCAGCATCGTGACACTGTTCACCGCCGACCCGAATCTCACGTTTGCAGACATCACGACGGCGACCTGGGTCTCCGTTGTTGGAGGAGGGCTGATCGCGTTCCTCAAGGACTACCAGGCGTTATCGACTCGCCGCCTGGTCAACAAGCTCACCAATTCGGGCGATGGGGGAATTTGACGTGAAAAGGATCTACAAAAATCTCGAGATTTTTCGGAGCTACATGCTCCTGTTTATAACGATGCTGGTGATCTCCAGCTGCGCGGCGTCAAACCCGATTGCAGTCGCGGAGACACCTGGACAACGAGCCTATGCGATAGAGCGGACTTACAACATTGTGCTGGCCGGCGCGCTCGACCTGGTCAACGATCCGGCGGTATCGCAAAGGATCAAATCGAACATCCGCTCCATCGAGAAGCGGACCACGCCAATCGTCAACCAGTTATCGGAGACGTTCACGGCGTACACTGTCGCCAGGGCGCAATTCGACGCCGGCCAGTCTACCCAGGAGCGGCTCGCCGTTGTGGCGCGCAACCTGGACGGCTGGATAATCCAGGCCGAACGGGCGCTCATTGAGCTCGCCGCGGCCGTCAATTAGGAGATCGACATGCCAGCAATTATCAGTCTGTTGAACGTCCTGGGCGGCATCCTTACCGCTCGCGGCCACTCCGACCTGGGAGAGTTTGCAAAGCTCGCCTCAAGCCTGGTCCGCGAAGGTGACGACGCGCACGCCGAGCTCGTGGCGCTCACGGTCGAGATGCAGAAAATGGTCGACGAGGACCGAGACCCGTCGACGCTCGAAGTCAACGCGGCATCCGCCAGGCGACAGGAATTGTCCGACGCGATCCAGGCCGGAGCCGGCGACGGCGACGACGAGGAGTGACCATGCGAAACGGATTCAAGCTGCTGATCGTAGCCCTGATCGTGCTCGTCCTGGGCCTGATGTTCTTCGACCTGAAACCGAAGATCGAGGCCGATGCCTACGTCTGCGGCGAGGAGCCGACGACGACGTACTACTGCAAGGTCGGAACCGGGCCACCCAGGAGCGACTGCGTGGGTCCGAGCAACGGCGAATTTGATATTGAAGGAACAACCATCTGTTAGGAGAAAGTGATGCCATTTGGACGAAGTGTTGCCGGGATGTCCGGCATGATGAAGAAAGCCCAGGCAGCCAGGGGCAAGAAGCCGGCAGCCAGGGGAGCGCCAGCACGCGGAGGAGGTCGGGCCGGTATGGTCGGTCGAGCATTCGCCCAGGCGCGTGGCCAAAAGCCAGCTGCACAGCCAAGAAAGAAAGGCGGCGTGGCCGGCATGGTCGGTCGGGCGCTGGGCCAGGCAAAGTCGCAGCGTGCGGCAGCAAAGCCGACGCCGTCCAGGACATCGCCCACCAGGCGAGGTCGACCAGCGGTAGGTAGAGGCCGACGAGCGGCAGCAGCACCAGGCTCGCGCAGAGTGACGCCCAAGCCAGCGGCCCGACGTGTCAG